CGTTTCACCTATCGCTGACAACATAATGTTAACAGCTTCTAGTTCGGTTAAGGGGGTCATAATATCTCCAAATGAAAAAAAGGAGGGAACCGAAGTTCCCCCCTAGAGTGGTTATGCAGACAGTAACGAAATAGCACAAGCAGGACGTAGTACATTGTGTCCCATTGCGTACTTAGAAACCATCAAAGTACCTTGACGGTCAATCTGGTATTCAGACTCAACACCAAGATCAAGCAACTTAACAGTTGCGGCCGCATCAGCACTGAAGATTAGTCCACGGACTTTAGAGTAGTCAGCGTTGTAAGCACCAGTGTTGGTAGTACCAGAAGGTGGGTTAGCGGCAGTCTCGTTAGTGGTAGGGATGTGGTTAGACATCAGAATCTTAACACCACCGATTGTTGGAGCCGCACCAGTAGCAATGCTACCAGAACCGCCTACGTCTTTGTTCATGTAAGCAAGGTTGTTTACATCAGAGTTAGCACCGAAGAGAGCGTAGTACTGAGCAGGAGGAAGTACACATACTTTCTCGCCAGTTACGTCTTTGCTGTCGAACTCTTTAAGAGCATCGTAGATAGACTGTGCAATCTTACCACCGTTAGCAACATCAGCGGCAGAACCTGCGCCAATAGTTACGTTGCTAGTGTAGACTTCATCAGCGAAAGCAGTACCGAACTGTGCGGCCGCTTTCGTGCCGTTGTCGATACTAGCGGCAGTTGCGATGATACGTGCAATGTTCTTGTCAGCAGTGTTAGATAGAGCGAAACCTGCTTCTTTAGAGTAGATAGAACGTACATCGTAGTGGTTCATTGCTTCATCTACGTTGGAGAGGAACTGAGCAGAGATCAGAAGATCGTCTACAGTTACAGTGCGCTCACCGTGCTTGATTGCGTCAGCTTGGATAAGTTCACCTGCTGAGTGATACTTGGCAGATGCGGCCCCTGTGAGAGGGAACTGTGCGCTCTTACCGTTGCTGATTGTGCGAGTTCTGTGCAGAGGCATAAAGATGTTCTTCTCTTCAAATGCCGTCAGTACTTCACCTGCGTATAGTTTCAGGAATAACGCTCGTGCGTCACCTGTTGCGTTTTGTTGCCCCAATCGTGAGACAGTTTGGTCAGTTGGAAATGCCATGTTGATTTTACCTTTGGTTATATAGTTAAGTTAATTAAAGTTTTTACTCTCTAATCAGCGTTAACCACTTTCCCGTTCGCTCAAATTGTCCTCCGTAGAGGGTTAAAGGTAATTAGTTAGTAGTCTTGACTTTTCGATAGTTATAAAAAAGCCCTCACGAGGAGGGCTATAAGGGTTAGGAGACTATAAGATGTTGCTTTTCGCTAAACGAGCCGCAACTTCTTGGCGGTATGCGGTATCTTTACCGTATCGAGGGTCGGACATTGCCGCAGTGAGTTCAGCCACTGATGCAAAACCACCGCCTGTTTGAGGTGCGGCCTGACCTTGCATAAGGTTAGGTTGTCGCCCTTCTACAGCGTGATACTTGTTCTGGATACCTTCTATCGCCATGATCTGTATGTCTCTATCACCAGAGTCAATCGCCTTGTTAAACGAAGCGATCTCCATCTCTGATAAGTTATCTGCCGCCCAAGATGTCATATCATTGTATGAATCCCTGCCGCCCACAGTGTCCATAATAGAATTTACATTCTGTTCTGCCACTGCTTCTTGTCCCGCAATCCAAGCATCAACAACACTCTTGGGGAGTCCTGCCTCTTCTAGGCTTGCGTAATCTGTTTCTGTAATAGAACCTGTCTCTGCATAAGTGTCCTGTAGTGATTCAAAGTCAATACCTTTGCCATCTAGGTACTGCTCTACATCACTGGCCTCTTCATTTACGGGGGCGGGGTCATCAACCCCCTCTTGGGCCTCATCCTTGTCGGGATTATTAGGGGAGTCACCAGAGGAAAGTTTCCGTTCTAATTCACGGTACGAAAGTGCCATCTCTTCTGCACTGCTAAACTTCTCTGGCAACCATTCAGGTCGCTCTTGCCCTGCGTTCTCTAGGGCATCTGCTTTTGCCAACATTGTGTCAATGTGATCTTGGCTTTCAGTTTGTTCTTCAAAAGTGTTTGTTGCTTCTGTACTCATATAGCCTCCTACAGCTAGTTATTCTTGCATTTGTTCAATGACTTCTTGCGCCATCTCTGGGTTATCCATAGCGGCCTGTGCAATCTGAGGTGTAGCTTTGGTAGCCATGTCACCTACGACTTGTTGCGCTTGTGCTTGTTGCATCTGCGCTTGAGCCGCTTGTTGTTCTTGCATTAACTGCTCCTGAGATTTTATCAGACCTCCCATGTCAATTCCAAGGGATGCGCCTAATCGTGCAATGTAGTCATTTACATTAAGTTGTGATCCGATAACTTCTGGACCTAGTGGTTGAATGTGTTGTAAGAACATCGCCAGTTTATTCAGGTCTTGTCCTCTACCAAGTGCTTCAATACCAGTGACGATAGTGGGCTTCACCATCCCCTTTGGCATCTTAGGCATTTTACCACTTCCTTCCATACGGTGCAAGAGCAGGGTAATGAGAGGGAGTTGGAACTCCTGAGATAGCATAGCGTAGACACCGCCCAGTGCTGATTCAAGTTCTTGAGCCATGTAACGTACTTCTTCTGCTGTCACTCGTTCCGCATTACGTGTGGCGGCTGAGTTAAGCAAGAAGGCATACGATAGACGCTCAGTGATAACTTGGGATGTCTCCATAGCGACTCTAAAGTCACCTTGCTTCTGTACTTGGAGTGTAGACACATCATTTGCATCTCCTGCCACAATCGCTCCGTTTGGACTCTCAGCTAACACTCTAGACTTAGTTGTACTGTTCGGGCGTACCATGAACAGAACTTTAGCTGATGCCGCAGAACCTTCTACGATTGCTTTGGTCAATGCTTCTAAACTTTTAAGATCACCGAAGTATTCTTCAACGAAACCTCGTCCGTAATCTTCACCATCGACACGAATAAAACGCAAAGGAATGAAGGGGCATTTATCTAAGGGAAAAGTCCCTTCACTTTCTGGCACGATCATACCTGCCACTTCTTGATAAATTTCCCACTTCTTATCCTTGCGACAAACCTTGGTGTACAAGTCGATGCTTTTCGCATTATCCTCGATCTTGTCAGCCAATTCTTCTTTCATTTGTGCGGATAGCATCAAAGGGCTTACGCTCTCTTTGATAATAATTTCTAACACGTTGCCCATAGTGTCACGAGCAACTACATACCGATCCATTCGGTATACTTTCATGCCGTCTTTCTTTGGCATATATACAAGTGCGTTACCTGTAACAATCAAACTTTTTAAGGCTTCAAAAACTGGAACCCTAACAGCACCTGCCTCAATCTCTCCCATCGTTGCTCGTTCAATACGAGATAACGCTTCTTCTACCATGCCACGATTGTCACCTGCCTGTATCTTTTCCAGATCAAAGTCATCAATCATTAAGCGGAAGAATGGCGTGTTGGGGGGAAGGAGTGAGAGGAGTAGTTTAGATGCTAAGTTATTAACGCCCCGTGCGCCTACTCCTTGGTAGGGAGTGTAGTACTCAGTGCTACCGTTATGCCCGTCAGGGGGCAGTAGTGTCGGGATGGTTAACTTAGCCGCTTCTCGTCCACGGGAAAGAAAGGAACTCCGACTGCTTTCTAGTTGTTGATAGCGATTAGCTACCGAAGTTGCCTCTGTCATACGTCACCTTTTATGCTGATCTTGTTGGAATGTTCAGTCCTGTACCGCCACCTGAGTACTGAGTACCAGTACCACGGCTTACTGTTAGACCTCTTTTGCCTGTACGCTTCTTGTTCTTTACTTCTGCATCGGTTTCTGCGTCAGTCATGTTGACATCTAGTTCCGCTGTCTGCTGTTTTGCAGGGGCGGCAACCTTGGCGGGGGCAATTACTTTTGGAGCCTTTTGTTTCATGCACATAATTTATTATTCCTCAAATTCTTGGTCATACAATTCCTCTAATTTAGCAATCACGGACTGCTGACCTTGGAGAAATGAGACATCGTTTAGGGTTATGTCCCTGTTATTAGGGAGTTTACTGGGAAAAAGACCCTTGAGATACTCTACAAGGGGCCTAGAAATACTATAGTCTTTATTTAATACTTTCATACTCGTTCCTACATTAGGGGGCCATTAGGATTTACACGCTTGTTTTAGGATTCCAAGGGTATGTATGGAATTCTGTAGTGCAATTTCCGTATTACCTGATTTATTGTAGTAAGCGGCAAAAATATTGGTTAGACATAGTAGGTCTTGGTCGCTTTTTGTAGGTGTTTTTGGCTTTTTTACTGTCTTGGTAGTCATAAATAATCTCCTAGATTAATAAAGCGGCCCCGAAGGGCCACTGTTGTTATACGATCTCGCAAGCCCCGCCCGTACAGGCTAGTTCTTGGCTACCGATAGTGTTATCTTCCTGTTCATAGGCTTTCAAACCCTCCCAGTTCACATCTTTAGGCATCTGATCCTCTAAAAAAGCGAGTACTTCATCAGATGCGTCAGTGTATGGGGCTTGTGGGTACACATGATCGCTGTAAGGCAGTAGTGAGATGCCTGAACACATATCAAAGTTCTTCCAAATCCACGAACATACGTCTAAGAACTCGTCATCTGTGTAGTAGACGGTGATAGATGGCTTATGTTCACACCAAAAGTCCTGATACGCCTTCCACAACTCTAGTTGTTGCATTGCACCTACATCTTTAACGGTCACTGCGTCTTTAGGTGATCGTACAGGGAAGCTAAACACCAAACCCTCTGGGCTAGTGATGTTCTGCTCACAAGGGAACCCGTTGTCCTGCATAAACCGTGCTAGGGGGTCCTTCTTATCAGACCTGACGGTACGTACATACTGCTTAGAGAACCTTGGGTGTATGCCACTGGCACTATCCACTAACTGAGACACTGTTCCGCTAGGCTTAACGCAGGTGATAGCCGCAGACTGTGCAATGCCCAGTTTAGATGCCCACTCCTTGTTAGTTTCAATAGCAGTTTGACGTAACTCCGTTAACCACTTCTCTAAGTCAGGTGATGTGTTACCAAGTAGGTAATGATCCATGATACCTGTCATGCTTACACCTAACAGTGCTTCTTCCTCTGTGTTCTTCTTCCAACTAGAACGTAGATAGCGGAAGTCTGTCAGGGTGGCCTGTAGTGTTCCGATGATTGCCGCCACCTCACACTTTCTTTTTAACGAAGCTAAATCATCATCTGGCCGAACCACAATCTCCGAAAGATTACAGAACTGGTTACTGCGTAGAATGATCTCAGAGCATGGGTTCGTACCAAAGTCATGTGAACTGTCTCTACGCTCGTTACGTGCCGCAATGTTCTGAGCCGCAGGGCGACTGAACAGCCCACGCTCCCCTGCTTTACTTTCGTGTAGTGATTGCATCTCTGCAAGGAAGTCAGCAAAGTCTGGCTTAGTGGTGTAACACACAGAGTTGTTTGCTAGGCCACGCTGACCTTCTTCTAAGAACCATGCGCCTGACTTGGCCTTACGCATACGGTTGTCAGTCAAGTTGCTGAGAGAGATCAATGCGGAGCGTCTAACACCACCGACTACGACTACCTCTGCAATCTTACAGCACAAGTCATGGCACTCTAGGGTTGTTAGTGACCTGCCTTCTGCGCCTTGAAATAACTTGACGGCAAACTCAAACAGGGAAACCAAAGGTTCTGGTCCACTGGCTCGGCCACCAAACACTTTAAGCCTTGCTCCTGCGGGACGTACCTTACTAACATCCCACTGCGGTATCTTACCTGCATACAACATGGCTACCAGTTCTCTAAATGCTGATGCCCATCCTATCTTACTGTCACCTACAATGATGGTAGTGTCGGTGGGGTGGAAGCTGTCAGCTACGCACGGTAACTTATCAGTAAACTTACGCTCGACACTAAACCCGACACCTGTACCACACATCAGTACATACATGAGTTCATCGAAACTACGGGGTGAGTCAATGTGCAGGTAGCTACAGTTGAACCCTGCTACGTTGTCTTTATCCAACGCCTCTCCTGCGGTCATTAAGTTTCTCATACTAGGCATTACTTCAAGATTGTATATTGTAGTATACATTTTCTTGGCAGTTTTACTGTCAATCTGCCCCCTGTTAACCCAGAAGTCTACATACCGTTGTACAGTCTCTTCCCATGTTTCTCTACGGCCCTTGTCATCAAGCCATCGGGCGTATCGGCTTTTGTGTATGAATGATTGGTACTCGTCCATCTTTACTTTTGTCATATGAATTTATCCTTATTACCTTCTATTAGTTCTATAATCTTGTTTAAGTACCAGACTGCTTTCTTGGCATCTTGTACTGGCTTGCCTTTGTTAAACATACGTGAGCCTGTGTACTTGAGGACGTTACCGTGGCAGTACTCAATCGCACCCCATACACCTAAGACATCGACAATGTAGTCTATGGTTTCTATTTCACCGTTGGTGTAGTGGGCAGGACTGTTGACTACATCTGGCTCTTTCTTGTCAGAGCCTTTTGTCCATACAGTTCCGTTAGTTGTGTGCTTTGCAGTCACTTTGTTCCACTCTTGTGGAGTGGCATCGTTTATTGATTTGCGTCTGGCTCCCATAGGGACACCTCCTTTGTATCGAAGTTGTACTCACCGTTCCGTAAGATACGGGCTAGTCTGGCTTGCTCTAGTGCTACCGTTTCCGATAGCCCTGCCTTCTCAAAGGCGGTAACTACTGTCTGCCATGAGCAGTCTTTATCAAGCATGGCTCTAGCTTTCTTGTCACCAACGCTAGGACAACCTTTGTAGTTGTCAGTCGTGTCGCCCACTAACGTCTGGTAGTAGAACCAGTAGTCAGCTTCTTCTTCAGTTACGGTTACAACCTCACCGTCCTTCCAGTGGTAGGCAGGAATGGTCATCAAGTCTTTGTCGATTGACCAGATCATGTAACCATCATCACTGCTACCTAGAATGCCTAGTGTGTCATCAGCCTCAATGCCTTCATCAATTCTACCGTTCCACTCGTTGACCAAGTAGGCACGAGCGTGTGGCAGGAGCATGGGCTTACGCTTGTCAGTCCTGTTAGCTTTGTAAGTAGCGTCTACATCCTTCCTGAAGTTTTTAGTTCCAGTTAAGCAAGTGATCCAATCTTTACACTTACTCTCTTTAACTAAACCTTGCATGAAGTGGTCAATGTTCTGCTCAACCTCATGCTCGAAAGCGTGAAGTGTCCAGTGACCATCACCCCAATCTATAGGTTGCTCACAGGCTGTTGCCGCCCTGTACGCTACGATGTCTCCATCAATTAGTAGTGTGTTCATATAGTCTCTCTCTTTTTTTGAATGCCTTTAATCATCAGTCTGTCCCAACTGAGTTGGCGTGTGTGGTAATCGAAATACAGAAGTTCCACCCCCATCTGTTTTTGGAGTGTGGTCAGCATCTTCCCGCCTTGCGTGGTTTCAGATACCGTCTTAACGTCTATCAATCTGATCTCGTCACCTTTGATTGCCACTATATCAATGGCTCCGGTGCATCCTGCGTTAGGGAACACTTCATAACCATGATCCCACAGGTAAGTGACTGCATAAAACTCAGCAATGTCACCAACACGGTTTGCATCATCAGTGGGTAGCCGCCCAACTTTGTCCGATGTTGTACTCGGCATCGAGTCTGCACCCAAAGTCGAGATGTCTTTCCACATTTCGTATTGCTTGTAAGGTAATTTCACCGACTTGTTCCTCCATTCCGTTACGCACGACAATCTGAACCTCGTCATGTACGAATGCCACGATACGGGCATCGCTCTCTGTTAAACCTGCTTCACGAAACAACTTGTGAATCTCCACGTACCACTTCTTGCAAATCACAGCACCGCAACTTTGCAGTAGGGTGTTGAGTGCGGCATGGGGGTGGCGAATAGGTATACGTCTGCCATCAATTCCTTTGATGTAACCGCCTTTAGCTTTCTGACTGACCTTCTCTCTCAGTATCTTGAGTGCGGGAGTCTGCTTTAAGAATCGGGCTTTGATTTTTTTACCATCGCCTTTGCTTCCACCGATGATGCTTCCGATCTTCTCGTCTCCTGCGCCAAACAGAAATGCGTAGATAAACGTCTTTGCCTGTGGCCTCGTTGCAAGTCCTGCCGCTTCCTGATTCTTTGAGTGGATGTCACCATTCAGTATTTCCTCAACGTAATTACCATTGTCATAAGGTTTCATGTAAGCCGCTAAACAGCGTAGTTCTAATCCAGACGCATCAGCACCTAGCAGTGAGTAACCTTCAGGCGCATGGAATAACTCACGGCATTCCTTACCGTACTCTGCGCCAAGTGAAGGGACTTGAGCCACGTTAGGGTCAGAGTGTGTACACCTAGATGTCACTGCCCCCATGTGGTTGACCCTGCCATGTACATGCCCGTCCTGTTGAACCTTGAGCCATGCTTGCTTACCTGTAGCGAGTTGACCGATACGCTTATTCAGTAATAAGAATCTACACAGTTGTTTAGCCTCTGGCATATCAATCTTACTGAGCGTATCTTCATCGACTTTTGGATCACCAGATGGTGTAAATGATTCTGGTTCCCAACCTCGCTTCATTAGTCGATCTGCTATCTGCTGTCGAGATGCAGGGTTGAAGGGTATCACCTTCTCTTTAGTTTTAAGCTGAACCACAGTTGGCTCAATGTTAGACACCAGTGACTGCTCTAGCACAGCCTTCTCCCCCGCCAGTTCGCTGTACAGCTTCTCAGCTTTAGTAACGTCAAACGGGAAACCTCTAGTGGTCTGATCCTGTAGTAGCTTGTGGACCTCAGTCTCAAACCTGAGTACTTCAGGCCAAGGCTTCCATTCCGCAATCTTATTCACTAGATTCTGGTACAGCTTGTAGTTAACTTCTACGTCCTGCTTGCAGTACTCCAACATCTCTGGTGTGTACCTGTCCCACGCATCATCAGCCTGTCCAAAGTCACCCTTGTGTATTGCTAGGCGTATTCCCCATGCCTTGAGTGAGTGACTGCCGATCATTACCTTGTTGGCATTCAGACGTTTCAAGTCCTGCTCCCGTATGTCAGGGAAGATTGTCCGTGACCATACTAGAGTATCCTCTAAGGTAGCGTTGGTTCTGAACCCGTGGAGTTTCTCCAACAGGCGCAAGTCGTAGTCGATTATATTATGTCCGACAAGAACATCTGCTTCACCTAAGTGTTGCAAACCTGCGTCCAGTGTAAAGGGATCGTAAGCCGATACCTCACCAGTGTCCAAGTCTCTTGTGACCAGACACCACACTTTCGTGGCTTCTTTCAATAGACCGTTGGCCTCTATATCAAATAGTAGTCTCATAACATCCTCTCGTTGGAGTGATTAGTTTGTTGCAACTTGCATTTCCTCTTTGTACATAAGTAGAAAGTCCTCGTAGGTAGGGTAGTCACCCAAGTCTATGTTTTCTTCCATCTCTAAAATGTACAGGTGGATCATGTGCTTGATGTACATCGTCCTTAATTGGTTCTCAGTTGGTAGTGCCATCAGTAATCACCTCCAAGTCAGTTTCTATCCACACCTTTGCACCACAGGACAGTGGCTTGTCGGGTGAATACACCACCTCACATATAACCTCACCGTCTTTCACTATCTGGGCAGTATTGGTTTTCCTGTTCTGTTTGTAATCTTTGACAGTAATCACGGGCAGGTCTTGACCTTTTAAGTTTGCCCTTATGTTGTGCTGATTAACGTGTATCCTTGTTTTCATTAGAACATCTCCTCTGCTTCTATCGGTGCGGCCACTTCAGTCATACGTCCAGTGTCCCTGTTGTACTCAAGGTGACAGGCAATGCCCGTTTCCCCTGACCAACGGTTCTTCAGTACCCGTACTGTTGTTATGTCTGCACCCTGTACAGCCTGTTGATTCCTTTCAAGGGACATACAGATATCACTTAGCTGACCGATAGCGGCTGATCCTCGAAGTTGGGACAGAGATGTCTCTGCCCCGTTTTCATGGCCTTTGTCGCCTGACGGACGTTTCAAATGACTTACCAGTAGCATCCCGCAGTTTAACTCTTCAGTGAGTGACCGCAGTTTAGTCATGGTGTTGTCAATTAAACGCCTTTCATCGCCATCTCCCATACCAGATACAACAATGGAAAGGTGGTCAAGAATGATCCAATTACAAGAGCATCCCCGAACCAAGTATCTGATTTTAGAGAGAAGATTATCGCTGTCAGTTGAACCCCAATGGTCATACAAAAATACTTGACCAGTACCGAGGGTATTATCGAAAGCACGTTTCATTTCCTCTTTAGTGATATTTTCTGTTCCTAAATGTAAAGGTTGGTTTGCTTCAATTGACATCAAACCCAACCCAGTTCTTTTGACGGACTCTTCAAGGGCTATGTAGCCCACCGTCTCTCCTTGTCTAATCAAGTGAGCCGCAAATTCACGGGTCAAC